ATGGAACAAAAGATTAAAAAATATCGTAAAAAACCAATTGTAATTGAAGCATATCAGACTGACAAAGAAATGATTATCCATACACTTGAGGGTGATATGAAAGCAAGTGTAGGAGATTATATCATTACCGGATTAAGGGGCGAAAAGTATCCCTGTAAACCTGACATCTTTGAAAAATCTTATGAACTTGTAGAAGATCCTATTGAGGAGTAAATGTTATTCCAGTTATCAAATTCCTTTACAAAATATTGTTCGCAACTTGATACTAATATCTTAAACGCTTCTTCCTCTGTTTTACCGTTAAATTCATCAGACTGTGTGTAAAATCTATGTAGGACACTTTTTAGCAGTTCACAATTAGTTCTGTATTGAACCCAAAGTTCTTTATGCTTATACAATGTGTTTATTCCAGTAATAACACTTGCACACGAACTAAGAACTGCTATTACAATTTTAGCAAATGTATTTATGAAATCAAAATCAAGTAGTAGTGTAAATATCGGTATGACTGCTGTTACAATTATAGAAACAACAGATAACTGTTTATAGCGTTTTTGCTCTTTTCTGCTTTTATCACCGTACCACCTAATTTGAGCAATTAAGCGATTCTGAATATATTCGTTGGTAGTGTTATTATATTGTTTGCTATATCTGAATTCATTAGCCGTGTTATACGGTGTTTTACTGTTCTTTTTACTCATATTTTATCCCTTGACCGCTCATAGTGCCAGCTGTGGGCGGATTTTTTATTTTACTAAATTTTTAGCGTATAGCTTATCTTTCTTTAGTTCTTCTGAATCGGGGCGACTTACTTTAGTTTCAAGTCCGTCAATATGTTCAAAGAGACTTGGTTTAATCGTGTGCCACATAGGGTCTAAAATAAAATCAATGCCCTCTCTGCGGGCGTGCTTAGCAGCAGGAACAAAGTCGCTGTCACCGGCAATTAATATAATACGATCAACTTGCTTTTTGTAAGATAAAGATGCAATATCCAAGCCTATTTTCATATCGACACCTTTCTGTTGTATATCAAGTTTGAAATGACTTTCTTCCAGGTCTGTAATGGCGAGTTTACCATTGCACAATTTCTTTACATATTCAGGCTTAATTGTGTATCCAACGGTACTTTCTAAAAGTTCACCTTTTCTAAAAGCTACTTTTCTTTTAGATTTTAGTTCCTCAAAAAACTCCATAGACCATTTATACTGATCAGTTTTAGATAAATCAATTTGTTCTTTAGTGAGGGGATGATATACTTTCTTAGTTGAAGGAAGACAATCATAGTAGAAAATGCGATAAAGGTATTTTTCTTCTGAATAACTGTTGCGAGTTTTTTTATTCATGTAATGCCTACTGCAATATTGAACCAATTCTCTTGCCCTATCTTTTGGGTTTTTATCTCCCCATAAATAATTTGCTCTTCTTAAATAAAAAGCACCGTCAACAAGGATAGCAATTCTTATCATGCGAAAATTCTCCTTTATGTAAAAAACTCTTGGGGTCGACACATCCCATATGGTGGGAGGTTTACTGCCAAGAGTTTACACTAACAATAAAATTAAAATTTAATGTAGTAATACTACATTTTTATTATATGCAAATTCAAGACATTATTCAATAGGTATTTTAAATTTGTAATAAATGTTGTTGAAATACAACAAAAAACAAAGTGCTTTATTGTAAAAAATAATAGTGATATTTTAATAAATGTTACTGTAAAATCCTACGGCTTTGCCAAAAATACAGAGCAAAGTCCAATTTTTAGGACAGTTAAAAAATTCTTGCAAATAGCGCTTGAATAATCAGAACAAATGTTCTATAATGAATGTGTAAAGAAAAATAAAAAGCTTTGGGGTGATTCTATATGGATTATAAAAAATACATAATCGAATTAATAAAGAAAATCGACGATGAAAAAACTTTAAAGAAAATTTACAAAATCATTAATAGAATATTCGTGAGAGGTGGCTAATCGCCTCTCTTTTTATTTGTTTTTGTCAAAAACATCTTTAAGAAATTTTTTAAATACCATCTTATCCTCGTGGCTTAGCTTTAGATAAACTTCAATAATCTTTTTGTCAAGTTCATCAAGATTATATTCTTCCGATAGCTCATCAAGTATGTAGTCTTCATCATCCGAGAACATATCTCCTACACCTTCAGTAAGCCACATAAAGTTTACATGGTATTCTTTGCAAACTTGTTTGATAAATAATTCTTTGGGTTCAACAAGTTCTCTCTCAATATTATTTATAACACCTCTTGAAACTCCGACACGCTCTCCAAACTCCGTTTGTGAGAGCTTTTTTATTTTTCGCAGAGTTTTAAAACGCTCGCTTATGTTCATTTTATGTATCACCTCGCTGTAGAATTTTATCTGATGTATTCATTATATACGGTATTTAATGATTTGTCAATGCAAAAAAATAAAAATATTTTCGGAAAAATGCATTGACAAATCTTAAAACGAGGTTTATAATGATATTACAATGCAAATGGGAGGTGATGAAATGGTATATACAAGCAAAGCAATCGAAAAAGAAACCGAGCGGCAGGATGTCAGATGTTTGTACGAAGAACTTCTGAAAAACGCAACAACAGAACAGAAGGAAAAAGCTTATATAGCAGCAACAGCGTTCTTGCTCGGTGCACAGCAGAAAACAGCGTAGGAATGGAGTGATATAGTGGAAATAACAGTAAAAGGTACATCAAAAGAAATTGCTGACCTTGTATTGCAAGTACAAAGTCAGCAAACAAAAGTAACATCAGTTAATATTGCCAATAGTAACGCCGATGATTTGGTCATAGAATACAACCATAAAAGGCATATGAGTAATTGTATTGGACGATGTTGACCTTATTTTTACATCTTTTAAGATTATGTAACCATCATTACCAACAATTACAGGTTCAGAATCTGTAGAAGAAATATTTTTAAAGTATTCTTCTTTAGTATTATCGCAAATCTTATAGAAAACACTGTACAAAGATTTTTTATCGTCTATTTCCTGCTCAGACGGCACTTTACCTGAAATGATTCCGGCAGAAGTTGTTAATATCAAGTTGTTTTCTTCTAAACCTTCGACTTCCGGAATACAAGACATAGCTATTATTAAACTTTTCTTAAGTGATGAATGATTCATATTAATTTCACCTCGCTTTCTGTATATAGTTAGTGAATTGGGGTTCACCACTAAATATAGTATAACACAAAAGGACCGTGAAATCAATGCACATCAATGAATTTGCTGAAATATTGCTCAAAAGCAGAAAACAGAAAGGCTTTTCGCAAAGTGAGCTTGCTAAGAAATCGGGCTTTACTAAAAGAGCTATTCAGTATTGGGAAAAAGGCAAAAAGAGCATTTCTCTTGAAAATGCCGACAGGCTCTTAAGGGCTTTAGGTGTAGAAATCAAGATAGGTAAAACAGAAAGCAGGTGATAACAATGCAGATAACAGGCACACCCGATGAAATCGCAGAATTTATGAATCTGCTGAAAAGCGGTTACAGAGGTGACTGCACAATTGAAACTGATATTAACGGCAACACAATCTATCATTATCATTTTCCAAAATCAGATGATGAGTAATATTTATTTTTAGGAGGAGTTTATATGTCAGACAGATTGATTGTACCAATCGTAAAGCCATTGACACCTAAAGAGGGCAACACAATCAGAGCGGTTGTTGATAATGACACGCTCAAGGAGCTTAACGAGATTTCGGACAAGACAGGAATTTACATCTCACAGCTTGCGAGAATGTGCATTGAGTTTGCCCTGCCGAGAATTGAAATTCAGGAAGGCGTCAAGGTTGAAAAAGTAAAGTAAGGAGGTGTACATATGGACACAGTTCAGATGAACAAAAAAATCAAAGAAATTATGGATAGCAGTGATGTCTATCTGCTCTCGGAAGATGCCGCAAAGGCTATTGGAGTTGCTCCGCAAAACTTGCGTGAACAGGCAAAGGACGAACCCGAAAAATTGGGATTCAATGTAATTGTAGTCGGCACATCTATCCGTATTCCGAGAATACCGTTTCTCAATTATATTCTCGGTTCAAACCCGTTGAAAGGAGTATAACAAATGGCATTTAAAGATTTAGAAACAAAAAGGTCGCTTAGAAAAAAATACCGTGACAGCAAAGACCAGCTTAAATACACGCAAAAAAGTCTTGCAAGCACCGAGCAGGAGCGTGACATTGCGAACAGCCGTCTTGAAAAAACAAAAGCAAAGCTTAACAAGGTGACAGCCTTATATGTTGCCGAAAGAGCGAAAAACGCAGAACTTGCCCGCAAGCTCAAAGCACTTGAAACGCCTGAATCCGAATCCTTCGGTTTTGAATGTGTGGGTGTCAGCAAATGTCGAGGCTAAATAAAACATGGACGGTTGATGAAATAGATTATCTTATTTCTGCTTGGGGCAACGTTAATATGGCCACTATAACAAAACACCTTGATAGATCCGAATGTGCAATAAGGCTAAAAGCCGGTAAGTTAAACTTAGGACCTTTCTTGAGTAATGGCTATAGATACATCACAATAAGCAATCTTTATAAACTCATTCGTCCAAACACTTCTGCCACTTATTTAAAAACATCGTGGGTAAAAAATAGGAATCTGCCTACTCACAACATATCAAGAAGTTCAAAAACAAATTTTACTGTTGTTTACATAGATGAATTTTGGATGTGGGCGGAGAGAAATCAGTATTTTTTAGATTTTTCTAAACTTGGAAGATATCAATTGGGACCTGAGCCTGATTGGGTAAATCCAAAACGAGAGGCAGACATATTAAGAAACAGGTTTATCAAAGGAACTCCATGGACGAACAGAGAAGATAACCTTCTCAAAGAATTGCTTGTAAAGCAAAAGTATGGTTACAAAGAACTATCACAAATATTGTGCCGTAGCGAAGGAGCCATACAGCGCAGAATTAATGACCTAAACATCAAATACCGTCCTGTAAAAGCTGATAACCATCAAAAATGGGCTGAATCTGAATACACTTTACTTGGCGAAATGATTAAATGCGGAAGCAAATATGAAGAAATATCCGACAGAATCGGTCGCTCAGTTAAAGCTATCAGAGGACGTGTATTTGATAAGTATCTCACGGAAAATCTTGACAAAGTACGAAATTATATAGGCAACGGAAACTTTGGAGACGGAACGCCTGACAAGCCGTTAAAATACAAGCGACTTATGTCGGACGAAGAAAAAAACAAAGCTAATCTATTGTTATCAATCATCGCAGGAGATTTACTTTGTGTTGCAAAAACGAACTCAAATGTTGATGAGGAATACAGTGAATATTGGCAAAAGGATATGTGCTTGAATTGGAGCAATATCAAAGGCTGTATTGTATGCGAAAAAGATTGCGACAGTTGCACATCGTTTAAAAGAATACCCGTACAACATTGTAAGCGTTGCGGAAAAGATTTTTTTGAACGAAAAAGCGCTGACTTTTGTAGCGATTGCAGGTCAGCTCGCCTATATCAAGCGCGAAAAAAATATGCAATACTTCAAAGAAAAAAAGAAAAAATCCGCTGAAGCTCTGCAAAGCCTCAACGGACAAAGAAAAATACCTTAATTAAATGATAGACAATTTTAAGCGAATTGTCAAGGAGGACTTTAATATGTCAGTAAAAATATCAGCTTTTGAAATCGAAAATGTAAAAAGAGTAAAGGCAGTTGCTTACGAGCCGACCGAAAACGGACTTACCGTGTTGGGCGGTAAAAACGGACAGGGCAAGACATCTGTTCTTGACGCAATTGCGTGGGCTCTCGGCGGTAATCGTTTCGCTCCGTCTGCTCCGTACCGTGAGGGTTCAACAATTCCGCCACATCTCAAAATCAAGCTCTCAAACGGCATAGTTGTGGAGCGTAGCGGTAAGAACAGCAGTCTTAAAGTAATTGACACCGCAGGCAACAAAGGCGGACAGGCTTTGCTTGACGCATTTGTCAGCAACTTTGCTCTTGACCTGCCGAAATTTATGAATGCAACCGGCAAGGAAAAGGCTGACACGCTCCTGCAGATAATCGGTGTGGGCAACAGAGTTTACGAGCTTGAAACGCAGGAAACACAGGTGTATAACGAGCGCCGTGCTATCGGTCAGATTGCAGACCAAAAGAAAAAGTTTGCCGCCGAAATGCCAGAATACGAAGGCGTGCCGAATGAACCTGTATCAGCCTCTGAACTTATCAATAAACAGCAGGAAATTCTTGCACGCAACGGTGAAAATAACCGTCTGAGAGCAGAAAAAGATAACCTTGAAAGCCGTGCCAACAATTTGCAGAGCGAAATCAACAGGCTTAACGAGGATTTGAGAAAATACAATTCCGAGCTTACAAAAGTGCTTGCACAGCTTGAACGGAGCAGAAAGACCGTTGCCGAACTGCACGATGAAAGCACGGCAGAGCTTGAAAGAAACATTACCGAGATTGACGAAATTAACCGCAAAGTAAGAGCCAACCTCGATAAAGCGAAAGCTGATGAGGACGCAAAGGAATATTACGGCAAGTATGCCGATATGACGGCACAGCTTGAAGAAATCCGCAAAACAAAATATGACTTGCTCAACAACGCAAATTTGCCCCTTGACGGCTTATCGGTTGAAAAGGGCGAGCTTACATATAACGGTTTTAAGTGGGACAACATGAGCGGTTCGGAACAGCTTCGTGTCGCTACGGCAATTGTTCGCAAGCTCAATCCCGAATGCGGATTTGTCCTGCTTGACAAGCTCGAACAAATGGATACCGACACACTCAAAGACTTTGCAAAATGGCTTGAATCAGAGGGATTGCAGGCTATTGCAACAAGAGTTTCAAACGGCGATGAATGTTCAATAATCATTGAGGACGGCTATATTAAGTCCGAAACAACCACACCTGTTACAACACCGACTTGGACAGAAGGAGAGTTTTAATTATGGCTACAAGAACTACAACTAAAACAACAGCAAAAACAAATACAAATGAATGTGTAATCAAATGCAATCCGCACAGAGAGCTTGCCTGCGGTTATACCAAGGTCAAGATTATGCCTGAAAACTATTCAAGAATTGTTTTGATTGCAGGTATGACAGGCAAGTCAATACAGGATTTGACAAACGAACTGCTCAACTACGCAATCGACTATGTTGTCATTGATGTTGACGGCAATAAAATCAATTTTTCAGATGTACAGGGGGTGAGATAATGAACATCACAAGAGGTAAAATCAAGTCGGCTCAAAAGGTTGTAATTTACGGTCCCGAGGGTATCGGCAAGTCAACTTTTGCTTCGCAGTTTCCGAATCCTCTGTTTATCGACACGGAGGGCAGCACAAAAAACCTTGATGTTGCGAGAATGGATAAGCCGACATCGTGGACTATGCTCAAAAGTCAGCTTGAATATATCAAAAGAAATTCGACTGTATGCAAGACGGTTGTTATTGATACAATCGACTGGGCAGAACAGCTTTGTATTGATGATATTTGCTCAAAGTACGGCAAAAAAGGTATTGAAGATTTCGGTTACGGAAACGGATATGTTTACGAAAAAGAGGAGTTCGGCAGATTTTTGAACAGCCTTGAAGATTTGATTGACAGAGGTATCAATGTTGTGCTTACCGCACACGCACAGCTCCGCAAGTTTTCACAGCCTGATGAAATCGGTGAATATGACCGCTGGGAGCTAAAACTCGGCAAAAAGACTGCTTCACAGATTTCTCCGCTTGTAAAAGAATGGGCGGATATGGTACTTTTCGCAAACTATAAAACAGTAGCGGTAGCAACCGACAAAGACGGCAGAAAATACAAGGCACAAGGCGGTGGAAGAGTAATGTACACGCTGCATCATCCTTGTTGGGACGCAAAGAACCGTCACGGCCTGCCCGAAGAAATGGATTTTAGCTACGCAGGCATTGCCCATATTTTTAGTGATGTTGCACCTGTAAATATCACCACTGTTACGCAGAATCCGACCCCTCAGCCACCTAAGGCAGAGCCTGCGACACAGCCTGTGCCACAACCTGCACAGATTGAAAAAGCTCCCGAGCCTTTACCGCCTGCACCTATGCCACAGAATGACAAGTCTGTCAATATTCCTGAGGGCATACCAAAAGCTCTTGCCGACCTTATGAGAGCTAACGGTGTTGACGAAAGCGAAATCAGACAGGCGGTGTTTACACAGGGACACTACCCTTATGATACACCGATTACAAACTATGACCCACGATTTATTAACGGTTGCATTATTCCAGGATGGAATAAAGTGCTTGAAGTAGTTCAGAGCAACCGTGACTTACCGTTTGAATAAGAAAGGAAGATGTATAAATGGATAGAGAATTTGGTTGGAACGACGAAATAACCGAAGAGGGCGGAAATTATGAACCGCTCCCCGAGGGTGATTATGATTTTACAGTAGCAAAGGTTGAGCGTGCTCGCTCACAGGGTAAAGGCAAACTGCCACCATGCAATATGGCAAAGGTGACTTTTGATGTGTGGGGAACAGATGACAAGCGAGAAATTACAGTTAATTTCGTACTGCACTCCTCGCTTGAATGGAAGCTGTCACAGCTCTTTTTGTCCGTGTCGATGAAAAAGCACGGCGAACCGCTCCGTATGGACTGGACAGGCATTATCGGTAAGAAAGGTAAATGTCAGGTTATCATCCGCAAATATGTGAAGAATGACGGCACAGAGGGCGTAACAAATGACATCAAGTATTTTTATGCCTACGATGAGCAGGTGACAACGATATCGCCTGCCGTAGCACAGTCTGCACCTCAGCAGTATGTACAGCCTGCATATCCGCCGCAGTATAACACACAGCCTGCAACGCCAAATACTGCGATGCCGAATAACTGGACACCGGGTAGCTTTTAATGCAACTTCGACCGTATCAGAATGAAGCAAAGAATGCCGTTTTCTCCGAGTGGGAAAGCGGCAATTTAAAAACATTACTTGTCTTGCCTACAGGCTGTGGCAAGACGATAGTTTTTGCAAAAATCACCGAAGAATGTGTCCGTCGAGGTGACAGGGTGCTGATACTTGCCCACCGTGGAGAATTGCTCGACCAAGCGGCGGACAAAATTCAAAAAGCAACAGGGCTTAATTCTTCAGTCGAAAAAGCCGAGCAAAGTTGCATAGGTTCGTGGAACAGGGTTGTTGTAGGCTCTGTACAGACGCTTATGCGTGAGAAAAGACTGTCAAACTTTGACAGCGATTATTTTGACACAATCATCATTGATGAAGCACATCACTCAATCAGCGACAGCTATCAGCGTGTGCTTGAGCATTTTGACAATGCAAAAGTGTTGGGTGTTACAGCAACACCCGACCGAGGAGATATGAAAAATTTAGGAACAGTATTTGATTCGCTTGCGTATGAGTACACACTCCCTAAGGCTATCAAAGAGGGATATCTGTCACCGATTAAAGCTGTGACTATACCTCTTAAACTTGACCTTTCGGGAGTTGCCACACAGGCAGGAGATTTTAAAGCAAGTGATATTGACACGGCACTTGATCCATATCTTTATCAGATTGCCGAGGAAATGAAAAAATACTGTAAGGACCGTAAAACTGTTGTGTTTTTACCACTTGTAAAAACATCGCAGAAATTTAGAGATATTTTGAACGAAAAAGGCTTTAAAGCGGCAGAGGTAAACGGTAACAGCGAGGACAGAGCAGAGATATTGCAGGACTTTGAAAACGATAAATACAATGTCTTGTGTAACTCAATGCTTTTAACCGAGGGTTGGGACTGCCCAAGTGTTGACTGCGTTGTTGTTTTAAGACCTACAAAGGTGCGTGGACTTTACTGCCAAATGGTCGGCAGAGGTACAAGACTTGCTCCAAACAAGACGGAGCTTTTGCTACTCGACTTTTTGTGGCACACCGAAAGACACGAACTTTGCAGACCTGCACATCTCATTTGCGACAATGAAGAAGTTGCACAAAAAATGACAGAAAACTTATCAGAACAGGCAGGTTATCCGATTGACATTGAAGAAGCGGAGGAAAAAGCAAGTGAAGATGTTGTTGCTCAGCGTGAAGAAGCGCTTGCAAATCAGCTTGCGGAAATGCGAACACGCAAACGCAAACTTGTAGATCCGTTGCAGTACGAAATGTCAATTCAGGCGCAGGACCTTGCAGGATATGTTCCGGCATTCGGCTGGGAGTGTTCTCCGCCTACAGACAAACAGAAAGCAAAACTTGAAAAGCTCGGAATATTCCCCGATGAAATCCAGAGTGCAGGCAAAGCAAAACTTATTCTTGACAGGCTCGAAAAGCGAAGAATTGAGGGCTTAACCACACCTAAACAAATCCGTATGCTCGAAAGCAGAGGTTTTCAGCACGTTGGCAAATGGCAGTTTGACGAAGCGTCAGCCTTGATTTCAAGGATTGCCGCAAACGGTTGGAGAACTCCGAAAAACATTAACCCGAAAACATATGTACCGCAAAGCGAGGTGAATACGGTTGGACTTACTTAATGCACTTGAATACATCAGTCCGTCAGAGCTTGACTACCAAGACTGGGTAAATGTCGGAATGGCACTTAAACAAGAGGGATACAGCGTAAAGGACTGGGACGATTGGAGCAGAGCAGACAGCCGATATCACAGCGGTGAGTGTGAAAAGAAATGGCAGAGCTTTAACGGCTCCGCCTCACCTGTCACAGCAGGCACGATAGTCCAAATGGCTAAAGACAGGGGGATGACTTTTCGTGAATCGAAAGAACTCGGTTGGAATGATGAAATTGCTTTTGAACAGGGCGATATCGGAGTAACAGCCTGTGAGGGTGTAAAGTTTCACGAGCCTGCAAACTGGAATCCTGTGAATGAAATCGTAACCTACCTTGAAACCCTCTTTGACAGCTCCGAAAATGTCGGCTATGTAACCGAAACTTATAAAAAAAATGACAACGGCAAGGTTAAATATTCGCCAACACAAGGCAGTTGTGACCGTACAGCAGGTGAGCTTATTGCCGCACTTAATAACTGTGACGGCGATATCTCAAATGTATTTGGTGATTACAAACCCGAGGCAGGTGCGTGGATAAGGTTCAACCCATTGGACGGCAAGGGTGTTAAAAACGAGAATGTAACCGATTATCGTTACGCTCTCGTGGAATCTGACTGTATGGCTCTTGAAGAGCAGAATGCAATCATCAGAGAGCTTGAACTGCCTGTTGCGGTGCTTGTTTATTCGGGCGGAAAATCAGTCCACGCTATTGTTAAGATTGATGCCGCAAACTATAACGAGTATCGTAAAAGGGTTGATTATCTCTACAATGTGTGCAATAAGAACGGCTTTGAAATCGACAAGCAGAACCGCAATCCGTCAAGGCTGAGCCGTATGCCCGGTGTTATCCGCAACGGCAAAAAGCAGTTTATCATTGACACAAACATCGGTAAATCAGACTTTGCCGAGTGGAAAGACTGGGTGGAGAGCATTAACGATGACTTACCCGACCTTGACAACCTTGCAGATTTTTTTGAAAATCCTCCCGAACTTGCTCCGCCTCTGATTGAGGGAGTATTGCGACAGGGGCATAAAATGCTCCTCGGCGGACCCTCTAAAGCCGGCAAATCGTTCGGACTGATTGAGTTGTGCATTGCAATTGCCGAGGGAACAGAGTGGTTTGGCTTTAAGTGTGCGCAGGGCAATGTCTTGTATGTGAATCTTGAGCTTGACCGTGCGTCCTGTTTTCACAGATTCAAGGATGTATATGAAGCACTTGGACTTGAACCCAAAAACTTAAACAGAATTGATATTTGGAACTTGCGTGGCAAGTCCGTACCTATGGACAAGTTAGCGCCCATGCTCATTCGCAGAGCACTGAAAGGTAACTTTATAGCCGTAGTAATTGACCCGATATACAAGGTTATCACAGGTGATGAGAACAGTGCTGACCAAATGGCACACTTTTGCAACCAGTTTGATAAGGTGTGTACCGAAATCGGTTGTGCGGTAATCTACTGTCACCACCATTCAAAAGGTGCTCAGGGCGGTAAAAAGTCAATGGACAGAGTTTCGGGCTCGGGTGTTTTCGCTCGTGACCCCGATGCACTCCTTGACCTTACAAGGCTTGAAATCAGCGATGATTTGATGAAACAGCAAAAGGATGAAAGAACCTGTAAAATCTGCAAAGACTGGATAGGTCGCTTCAACAAAATCAGTGAAGTGTGTTCGCAGGATGATTTGGTAATGTCAAATAATATGATTGACATCGCACGCAAAACGCTTCCTGAACAGTCTTTTAAGCTGATGATGTCAGATGTTGCCCGTGCCGAAAAAACCGTAAAAGGAATGTCAGCGTGGAGAATAGAGGGTACTCTACGAGAGTTTCCGGCATTTGATGCACTTAATCTTTGGTTTGATTATCCGATACACAAATCAGATACAACAGGTGTGTTGAAAGACTGTAATTTTGAGGGCGATTTTAACATCAAAGGCTCGCCCTACAAGAAGAATTTTAGCAAGAAAAAAAGTGAATCGGAACGCAAGCAGGAACAAAACAATGCCCTCGAAACAGCGTTTAGCGGTGCTGAGGAAAACGGTCAGGCAAATGTAGCTGACTTAGCAGAATATATGGGAAAGTCCGAAAAAACGGTCAGACGATACATAAAAGAGCACGGCGGTTTTTGGATAGACGGCGGTGAAGTAGGACGAAAGGACACGGACAAAGTCGATAAATTATCGAGAATGTCCGAGGGACAAAGTCGATAAATTTTTGTCCTTGTCCGTGTCCCTAAGAGGGACAAAGTCGATAAAAAAATCGAAAATGTCCCTCTCGGACAAAAACACGGACAAAGTCGATAAATTATCGAGAATGTCCGAGGGACAGACAAAACTATATATACTACGTATATATAAACGGTGTCCGTTCCCTAAAGGTCACAGGGGTGAAGTAGTTGTGCGAAGCTTACGCACAACAACTCCTTCCCCTGACCTGTGACTAAAAGCAAAATTCAAAAATTAAAAGTAACTTTAATGCTTTAAAGGAGTGAAATATAAAAATGGATTTTTTTATGGCGATGATACCGCCGACCGTAACTGCACAGGAACATAAGGTTATGGTAAAAAACGGCAAACCTGTTTTTTATAATCCGCCCGAGGTTAAACAGGCAAGAGAAAAGCTCACATCACATTTGGCAAAGTTTAAACCGTCAGAACCGTACGAGTCGGCTGTCAGGTTGATAACAAAGTGGTGCTTCCCTCGCGGTAAACATCAGGACGGCGAATATCGTATAACAAAACCCGACACGGACAATCTGCAAAAAATGCTAAAAGACTGTATGACCGCTCTCGGCTTTTGGTCTGATGACGCACTTGTCGCAAGTGAGATATGCGAAAAGTTTTGGGCGGATGTTCCGGGTATTTACATCGAGGTGGAAATGCTGTGAATATTTCGGAAGTTAAACGCAACCTTGAAAGAACCGTGCTGTACAATGGAGCAGAATACATTCTGAAAGGTTGTATCATCAGACGGAATACAACAGGTCAGTTTTATTATCAAGCAGAGCTTATGGACACCAAAGCCAAAAGCTCGTTGATTGTAACTGCACTTGATAAGATTGACGAAAGGAGAGAAAGCATTGAAAGCGAGAATACCCGTTAAGCTGAAAAAGGAGGCTATGGCGGAGATTAACCGCCTTGCAGATAGAGAATATCAGAAAGTCAAGGACAAGGAAATTGCGGACGCCACAAGGCGAATTTTTAAGACGATTGTATTTGCTTTGTATAAGGATTTCGGCTTTGGTCGTGACAGATGTGCAAAGGCACTAAAGTCTATGACCGAGATAATCGAACACTCAGACACTGACGAAGCCTTTTGGGAACATATCGACAGGGTTATCATCGACAAGCTGAAACTTGAATTTGACAAACGGGACTATACCGACAACGGAAAAGTTGTTAATTTTGAAGGAGACGAAGAAAATGATTGATTGTTCTAAAACTGAAAATTATTTTGCTGAAAAGCGAAGAATGACAAAAATAACAGAGGGTGGAATATGTAAACTTAAATGTTCTAACTGTCTTTTGTGTAGTGATAACAACGGTACATCTGAAGATATGAGCTGTACAACTTTTGAAATGTATTACCCTGAAAAGGCAATTGCAATTGTACAGAAATGGTCGGATGAACATCCGCAGACGACTTATTTAAGTGAGTTCTTGAAAAATTATCCGAACGCTCCGCTTGACGATGAAGGAGCACCTAAAGGTGTATGTCCACATACGTTAGGACTGATGGACATAGATAATTGTGACGATAACTGTATTAAATGTTGGAATCAGCCTGTTGAGGAGAGTGAAAAATGATGAGAGAATATTTATTTCGTGGCAAGACGATAGCTAACGGTAAGTGGTCAGAGGGCACTTTGCTTGTGACTAAACAAGGTTGCTGTATAACACCCGATGCAACGGTGTATGTTGCGGTAGATCCCGAAACAGTCGGACAGTACACAGGCTTGACCGACAAGAACGGCACGAAGATTTTTGAGGGGGATATTGTAAAATATGGTGATACTGTTCATAATGTAGTCTTTGAACAAAGAAACGGAACAGCGTATTTTGGTCTTGTGTATTCAACACTTGAAACCTTATCGTTTGGATATTATCAAGATTTGAAACAAATTGAAGTAATCGGCAATATCTATGACAATCCCGAGCTTTTGAAGGAGTGATATAGATTGACGGTTAAAGATTATTTATATTCTGTCAGGGTTTCGGATAAGCTGATCAGGACGAAAGAACACGAGCTGTCAAAACTTAGGCTGAATATTGCACAAGTATCGGTTAAGCAGAACGAGCCTGTTAAGACATCGGGAGTGAATGACCCTATGCGGATTGTGGATAGGATTGCAGACCTTCAGGCTGAAATCAATCGGGAAATTGACAATTTTGTGCGGTTGAAAACTGAAATCCGCAGTAAAATCAACGCACTTGACGATTACCGTTACATTGCAATTTTGACCGAGTATTACATAAATTGTCAGAGGTGGGAGGATATTGCCGAGAGTATGGAAATGAGCGTAAGGCATACCCTGAGATTGCACGGCGAAGCGTTACAGGCGTTCCGAAAAAAGTTCGATTTCTCGTAAAATTATTTTGAAATGTCATTGAATGTCACCCTTACCCTGCGTATAATGGTATTATGAAAGTTTGACAAACAGGACATATGCGAAACTCTCCTAAGATAAAAAAATTGCACAGACCGCTCTCATTTGAGGGCGGTTTTGTGTTGTGAGGGAAAATCAGATAAAAGAGGTGAGGTGATTGCCCAATGAGAAAAATTTAATACCGTTTACATCTGACCAAAGCCGTGATGAAGCCGTGAAAAACGGAGCAAAGGGCGGTAAGGCTTCGGGCAAGTCACGCCGCCGTAAAAAGAGTATGAAACAGGTTATGGATATGTTACTTTCGTTGCCTGCCAACACTCCTGCCGACTGGGAAATGCTTATTGATATGGGAATTAATGTTGATGAGATTGACGAAGATTTGGTCAATAATTTGCTCGTTGTAAATGCGGCACTTCTCAAAAAGGCTAAAACAGGTGATGTTAATTCTATTAAAGAATTAAGAAATATTATCCGTGACAATGTTTTTGAAAATCATAAAATCAAGCTCGACAATGCCTATCTCGACATTGAACGCAAAAAGGCTGAACCGCCAAAGAGTGAAGGTTCGGAGTACAAAGGAATACCGGCTAATATGGTTGCACCGTCGTTTTCGTCGGTGCTTTTTGATATTGAGGGTAAAGAACATTCGGAATATGTTTTCCCCGGCGGAAGAGGTTCAACAAAATCGTCTTTCGTCAGTCTGAATGTTATTGATTTGCTTATGAAGAACGAGAATATGCACGCCTGTATTTTTCGTCAGGTAGCCGACACTCTGCGCAGTTCGGTGTATCAGCAGATTTTGTGGTCAATCTCTGCTCTCGGTCTTGAAAGCGAGTTTAACTGCACCGTGTCACCTCTCGAAATCACGAGGGTAAGCACAGGACAGAAAATATACTTCCGTGGAGCAGATGATCCGGGCAAGATTAAATCAATCAAAGTACCGTTCGGCTATATCGGCGTTGTGTGGTTTGAAGAACTTGACCAGTTCACCGGCGAGGAGGCTGTCAGAAAGATTGAACAGTCGGTGATTCGTGGCGGTGACACGGCTTTTAAATTTAAATCGTTCAACCCTCCGAAATCTGCACAGAACTGGGCGAACAAGTATATTAAAATTCCCCGTCAAGACAGGCTCGTTATTGAGAGTACATACCTTACAGTACCGTCAAAATGGCTCGGAAAGCCGTTTATAGATGACGCAGAGTTTCTGAAAGAAACAAACCCTACTGCCTATGAAAACGAGTATATGGGCATTGCTAACGGCACAGGCGGCAATGTATTTGATAATGTTGTTATTCGTGAGGTCACAGATGACGAAATTCAGACCTTTGACAGATTTTACAGAGGAGTTGACTGGGGCTGGTATCCTGATCCGTTCGCCTATGATTGTATGACATATATTCCAAGTCAGCACAAGCTCATTATTTTTGACGAGGAACATTGCAACAAGAAAAGCAACAAAGAAACAGCCGAATTGCTCAGAACTAAGCACGGAGTTACAAGCAATGATTTAATCACTTGCGACAGTGCAGAACAGAAGTCAGTCGGTGATTACAGGGCTGACGGTTTAATGGCTCGTTCGGCAGAAAAAGGACCCGGTTCGGTTGTTTACTCGATGAAGTGGTTGCAGTCTTTACGGGAGATTGTGATTGATAACACACGCTGTCCGCATACTGCACAGGAGTTTCTCGACTATGAATACGAGCGTGACAAGGACGGCAATGTTATCAGCGGTTATCCCGATAAGGACAACCACCATATTGACGCTGTCAGATATGCAATGAACAGGGTATGGAAACGCAGAGGTGAATAATGGGACTTATAGATTTTTTGAAGGGAGTGTGGAGGCGAATGTTTCCGCTTGAAAATATTCGGCAGGCGCTTAATTTACGGCTTGCGATTACAGCAGAAATGCAAAAGGCTATCGGCGTATGGCAAAACTGCTATGTCGGCAAAGCTCCGTGGCTTGATGAAAATGTCATCAGTTTGAGGCTTGAGCAGTCAATCACAAGGGAGTTTGCTAACATTACGCTTAACGAAATGACGGTGAACATCTCAAATGAAACGCTGTCAAAATTGTTTGAAACTGCAACCGAGGAGCTTAATTCGGAGTTACAGTCAGGTCTTGCAACAGGCGCAATGGTCATCAAGCCTTTGGGCGGTGACAGGGTGCAATATATCTCGGCAAACGCTTTTGTGCCGATTGAGTTTGACGCAAAGCACAGGCTTGTAAAGGTCATCTTCCCCGAATTTAAGAAAATCGGTGACAACTACTACACAAGGCTTGAATATCACAGCCTTGATAAGGACAAGGGCTTGACTGTTACTAACACGGCTTACCGTTCGTCATCATCCGAGGTTCTCGGTACTGAAATTCCTCTCGCTGTCATTGACGAGTGGGCAGACTTACCGCCTGCGGTCACATACCCCGATATGAAAAGACCTGCGTTCGGTTATTTCAGAGTGCCGATTAAAAACACGGTTGACGGCTCATCATGCGGTATGTCGATTTTTGACAGCGGACTTGAAATCATCCAGAAAGCCGATATGCAGTTCGGACGACTTGACTGGGAATTTGAAAGCGGAGAGCGTGCGATTCATGTTGATTCTGCCGTGTTTAAGGACGGCAAAGCCGACAGACTTAACAGGCGTTTGTACCGTGCCGTTGATGTGAATTTGGGCGACGAAGAACTGTTCAAGGACTTTTCGCCTGCGTTCCGACAGTCCGACATTACGGACGGCTTGAATACATATCTGCGTATGATTGAATTTGCGGTCGGTCTTGCATACGGTGACCTTTCAAACCCCGAAACAGTTGCAAAGACTGCTACGGAGATTAAGTCGGCAAAGGACAGAAAGTACAACACCGTGTCGGCAATTCAAAAACAGCTTCGCTATTGCCTTGATGACTTGGTGTATGCTCTTGCCTTTTACAATTCGCTGACAACAAGCGGTTATTCGTTTGTATGCGATTTCAAGGACAGTATTCTGACCGATGAAGAAACCGAACGCAAGCAGGATATTCAGGACTTGAACCTTGGTATTATGCGACCTGATGAGTACCGTATGAAGTGGTATGGAGAGGACGAAAAGACAGCGAAAAAGAATCTTCCGCAGTCCTCTGAGGTTATCGAATAATGTTCACTCCGACTGAAATTGAGGCTTTGCCCTCGGCTATGGAACAGTTGTACCGCAGTTTACAGTTAAATATTATGTCCGACCTTACGGAGCGTTTGAAAGCTAACGGTGAGGAGATAACCTCTGCTGCCGATTGGCAGATTAACAGGCTTTATGAATTGGGCGTGAGCAAGGACGAAATAGACAGCCTTATTCAAAGCACGCTCAATGTGTCTGACGATGAAATCGACAGAATCTATGACGAAGTCGTGAAATCGGGATATGCAAGAAACGAGAAGCTTTATGCAGGCAAGGGCAAAGAGTATATTCCTTATGCAGAAAATAAACAGTTGCAACAGCTTGTAAAGGCGGTCAAAAATCAGACAAAATCGGAGTACAGGAACATTACAGGCTCACTCGGATTTGCCGTGAGAAATGCCGACAATACGCTGTCATTTACTCCGCTTGCGGACTTTTACCAACGCACTCTTGACAACGGACTTATACAGATTGCAAGCGGTGCGGTTGATTATAACACAGTCCTTAAAAAAGCGGTTAAAGCTATGACCGACAGCGGATTGCGTACCGTTGATTATGCAAGCGGTTGGAGCAATCGTGTTGATGTGGCGGCACGCAGGGCGTTGATGACAGGCTTTAATCAGGTTGTCGCAAAGGTCAACGAGGACAACGCAGAACAGCTCGGCACGGAATATTTCGAGGTCAGCTATCACCGTGGTGCAAGACCGACACATCAGGTGTGGCAGGGCAGAGTGTACAGCAAAAAGGAGCTTGAAACAGTCTGTGGATTGGGTACGGTCACAGGACTTTGCGGTGCAAATTGTTATCACAGCTATTCGCCGTTCATCAAGGGCATTGATACCCCGACATACAGCGAAGAAGAACTTGACCGTATGAACGAGGAGGAGAACACCCCGAAAGAGTATAACGGCAAAACATATACGGCATATGAGGCACAGCAGAGGCAAAGACAGCTTGAAACTGCAATGCGTGCCGACCGTCAGAAGATTGAACTGCTCACACAGGGCGGTGCAGACTATGACACAATCACAGGCGCAAAGGTCAGATATTTTCAAAGGCAGGACGAATATGTAAAGTTTTCAAAAGCTATGGGACTTCCCGAACAATGGGAAAGAATAACCGTTGACGGCAAAAATGCTTTAGGCTCAAAACTACCGAAAAAAGCAGAGAGTGTTAATAAAATCACCGCTGAATCTGTTGCAAAATCGGGTAAAAGTGGTATAATTAATAAAAAGACGACTACTGTTGATGCAAATAATATTTCAATTATTGCAAACTCCAGTCCAACTATTCAAGATACAAAAGAATTTCTTGATTTGTTGAATAATAATTCAAACGACAATATCAAAAGAGCCTATAAAAATTATTCTTCTCAACTGAACAGTGTAAAATACAATCCGTCTGGAGGTTGTTATCGTTCTAACTTAAAAGAAATAAGTTATGGATATCCCGATAAAAACCAACTAGCTGACGGTAGAAGTAAATTCAGCACATTATCACACGAATACGGGCATTTTATTGATGATGTGGGTGTATTTAAAAACCTTAATTTTAGAGAAATTGACGCTATAAAACAAAGTGTAAAATTATCTAATAATTTGATAAAAAATAAAGCCAGTGTAAGTGATGAATTTCTAAAAGCATTGCGAAAAGATAAGAGTGCTTTAAGCACAAAAATCTTTGATAGTACCTTTAGGGATGATTTATTTAGTTCATCTGCCAGTGCAGGAGTTCAAGATGCAATATGCGGAATGTTTGGCACTAAACGCACAAAAATGAAATGGCAACATAAAGATAGCTATTATGGCCGCAGATATTCTTCTTTTAAACAATTAAAAATAGAAAAAGATGTACAAAAGGTATACATAAACTTAGGTTATGATGCAAGTAATCAAGCAAAAGTAAAGTCTATTGTAAGAGATTATGAAACAGCATCCGAAACGTGGGCTAATATAATGAGCGCAGAAACCTGCGGAGGCTTGGAGCTTGAATATGTAAAAAAATATCTTCCCAACAGTTATAGTAGCTTTTTGAATATTATGAAGGAGTTGAAATAGTATGAGTGTACACGAAAATCTTGAATATCAGAACAGTACCGAAAATGCCATAAAAAAATATGAAAGAGTTTTCGGTGAAGGCTCTTTTCCTGATTTCTATTTTGAATATGAATTTGACAGAGCAACATTTGAAAACAAAATTGTTGAAGCCATAAACAAGTGTTTGGAAAACGATAAAGATGTTTATGAAATGAAAATAGTTCCATTAACTGCACTTGAAACCAGCTACTAATTAAAAAAACCGCTCCCACAGAGTGAGGGCGGTATTTTTATACCCATTTTTAGGAGGTGAGAATATGAAAATCAGAGTAACAACAGCATTTAATGACAGGCAGAACGGTTATGTAACCCGACCTGTGAATGAAGTTTTTGAATGCTCCGAACAGAGAGCAAAGGAACTCATTGACGGCGGTTTTGCAGAAGAGGTCAAGTCTGACGCTCCCAAAAAGCCGAGAGCAAAAACAGTTAAAACAGAAAAAGCAGATTAAGCGCCCTTGCATTTGATTGCATAGGTGCTTTTATTTTACCCTGCCGTAGGTTATAACGGCTGAATTTCTACCGCAGGCAAAGCGGAATACAAGCTATGCAGAAAGGATTTACTATGAAGAATATACACACACTTCTCTCCGAAATCGGCTTTACAGTTCCCGAAGATAAAAAGGTAGACTTTGAAAAAGCCTTTGCGGATAATTACAAAACCGTGTCAGAGGTTGAAAAGCTCCGCACATCAAGGGACAACTACAAGTCACAGCTTGAAACTGCACAGACTGCACTCAAAAAGTTTGAGGGTGTCAATGTGGACGAGCTCAAGGGCGAAATCAAAAAGCTCAACGGCGAACTTGAAACAAAGGAAACCGAGTATCAGACAAGGATTGCGGATATGGAATTTAACTCAGTGCTTGACGGTGCAATTTCGGAAAGCGGTGCAAGAAACTCAAAGGCTGTCAAGGCTCTGCTTGACCTTGAAAACCTGAAAACATCTAAAAATCAGGCAGATGACATCAAAAAGGCTCTCGAACAGGTTAAGTCCGAAAACGGCTATATGTTCGGTTCTGACGAGCCTTTTCAGAATCCTGTCGGTGCAACCGATACAGGTAACGGCGGTACAGGCTCAAATCCGCTTGCGTCAATGCGTGCGGCTATGGGACTTTCTGCCGAAAAGAAATAATTTTATTAAATCTATGAGGTGATTTTATTATGGCAAACACAATTGCACTTTTTAAACAGTACACAGCGTTGCTTGATGAGGTCTATAAGCAGTCGGCACTCACAAGCAAAATTGACGGTGCGTCAGACCTTGCAAGACAGGGCGCTAACGCAAACGAGCTTATCATTCCGATGCTCACAATGGACGGTCTTGCAGACTACTCACGCAACAGCGGTTATGTTGACGGCGATGTTGAGCTTACGAACGAAACCGTGAAATGTAACTTTGACCGTGGCAGAATGTTCACGGTTGACACAATGGACAACGCAGAAACGGCAGGCATTGCATTCGGCAGACTTTCGGGCGAGTTTATCCGCACAAAGGTTGTTCCCGAGCTTGACGCTTTCCGCTTTGCAAAGTATGCCGGTACAAGCGGTATTTCTTCCGTGAGTGCAACTCTCACAACAGGCGAAGATGTTGTAAAGGCTCTCCGCACAGCCTCAACAAAAATGGACGAGGACGAAGTTCCTTTCGAGAACAGACACCTTTTCATCACATCACCGCTTTACGGTCTTGTGCAGGACCTTGACACAACAAAGTCAAGGGAGGTCCTCAGCCGTTTTGTAGATACCACACTTGTGCCGCAGTCAAGATTCTATACAGCAATTGAACAGCTTGACGGCACATCCTCAAGCAAGGAAAAGGGCGGTTACAAAAAGGCGACTTCGGGCAAGAATATCAACTTTATGATTATTCACGGCTCTGCTCCGATTCAGTTCACAAAGCACCTTGACACAAAGGTTATTGAGCCGTCAGTTAATCAGAGTTCTGACGGTTGGAAGTTTGGTTATCGTATGGTCGGTATTGCCGATGTTTACGAGAATAAAAAGGCAGGTATCTACTGCCATTCAGCCGTAGAGGCTTAAAGGAGTGTTACTATGACCGCTTATGCCGATGAAGGCTATTACATCTCTGAATATCTCTGTGGCAGAAAGGCGGTCATTGTTTCCGCCTTTGATTATTATGCACGCTCTGCAACCCTGCTCATTAAGGCATACACAGGCGAAAATGTTGACGGGAACAATATTCCCGAAAGCGTAAAACTCTGCTGTTGTGAGCTTGCAGAGCTTGTATATAACGATGAAAAACAGTCCGCAAATTCAGGAATTTCATCCGCAAGCGTCGGTGATGAATCCGTAAGCTATGTGTCCGAAAAAGAGCGTAAAACCGCCCATAAAAAGGCTGTCAGACACACAATTTACAAGTATCTTGCCGACACCGATTTGCTGTACAGAGGTGGTCGCAGATGATTATTACCCCTGAAAGCTCCTGCACAATCTACAGATTCAATGGCTCAGGCTATGACCGATATTTCATTCCCGAATGTCATTGGCAGGAGAACAAGGCTCGCAATGTGCTTAAAAGCGGAATGCAGAACGCTGACAGCGTGACGGTGTATATTCCGATTGAATCCGCAGGGCTTTTGCCCGGCTTTTTAAAGCCGAGCGAAAACCTTTTTGCAGGTCAGCTATGCACCCCTCAGAACAGCGCACAGGACATTATTATTAATGGCGAGAGTAATTTTACCTTTGATAATTCAAGCCCTCAGAGCGTGTCACAGAGCCTTAAAACGCTAAAGCAAAAACACAGGTGCTATGCGGTTATGTCGATTGATGAAAAGCTCTACGGCGTAACAGATTTACAGCACATCAAAATTTCGGCGAGGTGATTGCATGAAGATTGTTCAACCGCCCGATTTTGTCATCAAGTCGAAAAACGGTACGGCAGGTTTCCTCTGGGATAAAAAGTTTGCAGTCCGCAAAAATGCCGATGTGTTAAAGGTGCAAAAGTATGTTGACAGCACGGTTTTACGATTGATGAAACCCTATACACCGTTCAGAAACGGTGTGCTTGAAAAGTCGGCAACCCTCTCAACGGTTATAGGCTCGGGCAAAATTCATCAGAACACACCGTATGCGAGATATCTCTACTACGGCAAGGTTTACGGTCCTAATATCCCGATTAAGAAAAACGGTGTTATTGTGGGCTATTTCAGCCCTAAAGGACAGAAGAAACACCCCACAGGTAAAATGCTTGTTTATTCTCGGGCAAAGCACCCTCTTGCCGGCAAGATGTGGTTTGAACGAATGAAAGCCGACCGTAAAAAAGAGATTTTACAGGGTGCTGCAAAAGTGGCAGGAGGTACGGCAGAATGAACATAATTGAACTTATGCAGAGCATTGTGATGAGCTTTCCAAAGCTGAACGATGTCCTGCACATTGACTACACAACCCCTGACACCGACAGCTACGGCTTATCTCCGACAGGCGACACACTGATTAAATCCGATGTTCTCGGCAATCAGGAGCGACAGCACACATTCATCTTGTACGCTGTTTATCAGTCGGTTAATGACTATGACCGCCTTGCCAACAGCGGACTTATTAACGAGTTACAGCTGTGGCTTGAAAAACAGGCAAAGGGGCAAACGCTGACCGTAACGGTTGGCGACAATGAGCTTGCAGGTACGCTCACAAAAATAACCTGTTCAAACGGTATGCTTTATGACATACCCGACAGCAATTTAATCGGTAATGTAATGTATCAGTTACAGATTACCGCAGATTACAAAATCGAAAGTGAGGAATTTTAATTATGGCAACAACACCCGATATCGGTAAACTCAAAAGAAGTTATCTTATGCACTACATTGACGCTTCGTTTGGTGGCGAAACCCCTAAGTGGTTTTTGATTGGTCGTGACATCGAGGATATGTCCGTTGAACTCAACCCCGACACAGAAACAGTCAAGAACATTCTTGATGAAACCGTTGTAAACGATAACGGCTATGAACCGTCAATTGACGCAGACACTTATTACGCAAACACAGGCGATGCAATCTATGAAAAGATTAAGGATATTGCAATGAACCGCCTTACAGGTGACGACTGCAAGACTGCAATTCTTGAAGTTTTAGTAGACAAAAAGACAGGTCCGTATGACGCTTGGACTGAAACCTGTATCGTAAAGCCACAGTCCTACGGCGGTGCTCAGGGCGGTGTGAACATTCCGTTCAACATCGCATTTAACGGCGACAGACAGCAGGGTACGGCTACAATTGAGAAGAAAGTGCCGACCTTTACCGCAACGGTTTAATCTTTGGGGAGGGATTGATTTATGCAGAAACTTGTTTTTGACAGAGGTTACAAGGAGTATCAGATTGGCGATGACGAAAACGCAGTAATCCGTATCAACACCACGGATGTGGGCATTCTCGCAAGGCTCAACGAGGCAGTCAAGAATATTGAGCAGATTCAGAAGAAGTATGAAAACGCTGAAAAAGCTGAAAACACAGACGCAATTCAGCTTATCACCGAGTGCGACAAGGACATCAGAGAGCAGATTAACTACATTTTCGGTTCGGATGTCTGCACGGTTGCCTTTGGCGAAATTAACTGTCTTTCGCTTGTGGGCGGTAAGCCGATTTTTGAAAACTTCCTTGAAGTGCTTATTCCTGTTATGCAGGCTGATTTTGAATCGGCACAGAAAATTTCCGATGAGAAAGTCGGCAAATACACTTCACAGGTGAAAAAGTGATTGAATTACTGCCGAAAAGCCTTGAGGTTGACGGCAGAAACTACGAAATCAATTCCGACTTCCGTGTTGCTCTGCTGATTTTCAAAGCCTATGCAGACGATGATCTGAACGATTTTGAAAAATGCCGAGTGTGTGTCGAGTGCCTTTACAAGGAGATTCCCGAAAATTACCAAAAGGCACTTGACAGGGCAACTTGGTATCTTGACGGCGGAGATATTCCGCAGGGCAAACAGCTCCCCGTTCGCGTGCTTGATTGGGAACAGGACGGACATATAATCTTCCCTGCTCTCAATAAGGTTGCAGGAGCGGAAACACGCACAGTCGATTATATGCACTGGTGGACTTTTCTCGGCTTGTTCAATGAAGTGGGTGACGGCTTGTTTACACAGGTGATTTCAATTCGCACCAAAAAGGCAAAACATAAGAAGCTCGACAAAACCGAACGGGATTTCTACAATGAACATAAAGAACTTATCGACCTAAAGCCCAAACTCACAGCAGAAGATAAAGAGGAACTTGACTTCATAAATTCGCTCGTGTAGTGTAGTATTGTATCACATATTGTTGACATTCTCTAAATGTTAGTGTATGATTAA